CGTCCAGTGTACAAATCCTGAGCACGACGACTCTAACCCTAGTATGCACATAGACCAGATTCTTGGCATTTATAGGTGCTTCTCCTGTGGTCATAAAGGTAATATCTTTTATGACCACAATGAAGCCCCAGATAAGCTGCAAGCCAAAAGAGAAACGTTAAAGAGAAAGATTCAAAAAATGAGATCTCAATCAATAGGGCTAGAGTTTCCAGAAGATTATACCCCTTATGTGGGAAGCTGGAGAAATATCGCCCCAGAAACTTATAGGCGTTTTGAAGCTTTCAAATCCACTCAGTCCGAGTTTCAGTCCCGCATTGTGTTCCCTATTAGGGATATCACAGGACGCATAGTAGTATTTCAAGGACGAGATGAGCTTGGTACTGCTAAATCTAAGTATATCAATTGGCCTGGCGGTATCAGAATGCCACTATTTCCAGTAGTAGAGCCTATTCGTGGTAGCGTAGTTCTGGTTGAGGGTATTTTTGATGCCATAAACCTGCACGATAAAGGGTTAGATAATGCTATGTGCATATTTGGCGTTAACAATGTCAATGAGACTGACTTAATAAATCTTAGACTACAGGGTGTGTCCGAAGTAGTAGGTATGTTAGATGCTGACGATGCTGGAAAGCGTGGTAGTGAATCTTTGGCCGCATTATGTGAGAAAGTAGGCATAAGATATAAGGAACAAACTCTTCCAAAAGGTAAAGACCCTGGCGACCTTAATAAAATCCAGGTAGACATAATTAAGGAACAACTATATGGCTAAAGTAGCTATTATTGAAGCTAAGCCCAGTAGAAATAACTATTCTAATTTATTTCCTGGGCTTGCTTATGAACAGTTCAGCCTAGCGTCGGACGCTACACTAAAGAAAGTTCTCAAGAAAGACGTAGATATTGATATTAATATTGATGACTATGACTGGGTGGTACTAGTAGGTAGCGAACCTCTAAAGTACTACACTAGTGTTAGTTCAATTACAGAGTATAGCGGGAAGATGGTAGACAAAAAGTTTCTACCAGTTATTAACCCCGCTATGCTAAAATTCAAGCCAGAAGTTAAAAAGCTATGGGAAGAATCTAGAGATAATATTCTTGGCTATATCTCTGGCAAACTTAAAAAAGCCGAAGTAGACGATGCCAACTTCATTGGTATTGAGGGCAAAGAGGCTGCCATAGCTTATATTAGAGCAGCTATAGCTGATCCTAATTACTACATAGGACTTGACACGGAAACAACTGGATTATACCCTCGTAACGGTTATATACTAGGTATTTCGCTATCCTATAAACCTGATGCGGGTGCATACATCAGTACAGACTGTATTGATGAGGAAGTAGAGGAGCTACTACAACAACTCTTTAATAAGAAAGTAGTAGTATTTCACAATGCTAAGTTCGACTTGGCTATGCTAGAGTATCACTTCAACTTTAAGTTTCCAAAGTTCGAAGATACAATGATGATGCATTATACTCTGGATGAAACTCCAGGTACTCATGGCCTTAAGCAGCTTGCACTAAAGTATACCAAGTATGGGGATTATGAACAGCCGCTTTATGCTTGGATGGAAGCATACAGAAAAGAGCATGGAATTCTTAAAGATGACTTTAAGTGGGAATGGATTCCTTTTGATGTAATGTATCCTTATGCCGCAAAAGACGCGGCTGTTACTTTCCTACTATTTGGTTTCTTCTTAAAGTTCCTAGAGAAGAACAGCAGGCTAATGTCAGTGTATAGGGATATCCTGATTCGTGGCACCAGATTCTTGACGAATATTCAAGACAACGGTGTCCCATTCTGCGCCAAAACCCTACAAACAGTACAAGATCGACTTACGCGCGAGATTCAGGAAGCAGTAGATAAGTTATACTCGTATGACGAAGTTAAGAACTTTGAGGCCTACCAAGGCAAAGAATTTAACCCTAATAGCGTTCTTCAACTTAGAAAACTACTATTCGATTTTCTAGGCTTACCTGCAACAGGAATTAAAACTGGTACTGGTGAGGACTCTACTAATGCCGAAGTTCTAGAGATTCTAGCTGGCCTGCACCCTGTCCCAAGCCTGATTCTTGATATTCGTAAGAAAAGTAAAATCAAGAATACCTATATTGATAAGATTCTACCTCAGCTAGATAAGGACGGAAAACTACGAACCAACTTTAACTTAGCTTTTACCACTTCTGGTCGTCTTTCCTCTAGTGGAAAGATGAACATGCAGCAGATACCTCGTGACGATCCTTCTGTAAAAGGTTGTATTAGGGCACGACCTGGGTATAAGATAGTATCTATGGACTTGCAGACTGCTGAAATGTACATTGCAGCTGTTCTAGCAAAGGATACCGCACTACAGGCTATCTTTACAAGTGGCGGAGACTTCCACAGTTCTATTGCTAAAAAAGTATTCGATCTACCTTGTAAAGTAGAAGAAGTGAAAGAACTATACAAGGCTGAAAGACAGGCAGCTAAAGCTGTATCTTTCGGTATTCTATACGGGGCTGGTCCTTCCAAGATTAGTAGCCAAGTAAATAAAGATGGTGGTAGCCTATCTGTATCAGAAGCTCAGGCAGTTATTTCTGACTACTTTAAGTCATTCCCACGACTAAAGGAGTGGATTACCTATAACAATAACTTCATTAAGACTAACGGGTATGTTTACTCTGCTTTTGGAAGAAAGAGAAGGCTACCAAACGTTACTTCTGATAATGATGGTATTGTAGGGCACGAGATTCGCTCCGGGCTGAACTTCCTAGTACAATCTGTAGCCTCTGATGTAAACCTACTCGGGGCTATTGATGCCGAAGAAGAGATTAGAGTAGAAAAGCTTGATGCAAATATCTTTGCTCTAGTACACGACTCTATTCTTGCTGAAGTACATGAGAGCTGCTTAGAGCTATACAAGCACATAATCATAAAGAATGTGCAAAGGGACAGAGGCGTATCCATACCGGGGTTCCCTATTCCCTGTGATATAGAAGTAGGCGACGACTACTCTATGGGTAAGTACGAAGAAAAGTATGGTACCGTCAATAACGTTTCATCAGCTGCGTAACGTTACGTTCCCAGTGTACCCCATCTCGGATGATAACCTTTACTTCCGAGATGGGTTACTAACTGATGGCGGTCTAATTATAGACGATAAGAATATGCCTGGAGCTACTCTAGGCATACGAAGATTACAAACTACACATAAACTAAAAAGACTAACAAAAAGCATACCTGATATAACAAATATACTAAAGTCTAACAAGCTGGTTTTTATAGATAGTTCCGGAGCAATATTTAGATATAATAAGACTAGGTTTGTTCCAGTACACTATAGAAAAATAAAGAGGGTGGACCTACATGATACACATTCTACAATGTGGCTAGTAGGAGTTAATACACCCTTTACCTTAAAGCGGCCTCCGCAAGAAGGAGAAGAGTGGGCAGGAGTCATATATTTGAACGGGTTTCCTTGGGAGATATACGAATTATGTCGGACTCATCAACCTCCTACAAAGAAGAAAATATGAAGAAAAGAAAAGGACTAACTGGTATTAACTTTAATTTGAGAGAAGTTACTCCTCTAACACAAAACCAAGTAAAAGCCTTTAATAGCGATAAACACTTGGTTCTTCACGGTTCAGCAGGTACTGGCAAGACCTACGTTTCTATGTATCTAGGGTTTAAAGACATTAGAGACGGCCTATACAATAAAGTAGTAATTATACGAAGTGCTGTTCCAACTCGTGATATGGGCTTTCTACCAGGACGAGAGGATGAGAAAGCTAGAGTGTATGAAGAACCTTACTATAACATAGTAGCAGATATTTTTGAGCGGGGCGACGGCTACGAGTATCTAAAAGAGAAAGACATTATATCTTTTATGACTACCTCCTTCATACGAGGGCTAACAATGGAGGACTCAGTAGTTATAGTCGACGAGTGTCAGAATATGAGTTTCCACGAGTTAGACTCGATCATTACCCGAATGGGTAATAATTGTCGTATAATATTTTGTGGCGACTTTATGCAGTCAGACCTCAAGAAGGGAGAGAAAGACGGTATTAGAAACTTCCTAGAGATTCTTAACCGTATGTATCACTTCGATTGTATAGAGTTCGGTATTGATGACATTGTACGAAGCGATTTCGTGAAGGAATACCTAATAGCTAAACACGCACTATGAAGGCCGTAATCAGCAATAGAATTTATATGGAGGTAGACTCATTTCTCAGAGAAGAAATCAACGAGAAATTGACTTATTCTATTCCTGCTCGTAATAAGTACGATCCTCCTAGTATATTACGAATGATGGCTAGAGTTAACGATCGTCTTATAACCTTCCCTTCTGGTAGGCTAGACCTTATTCCGGAAGGATATGAAATTAAGGACAAGCGTATAGAAGTCCCGGTGGAATTCCCTGATTTTCCACCGGGATTTCAACTCAGAGATAGCCAACAGGAGATATATGATAAAGCAACTGGAAGTTGCCTTATTAATGCTAAAGTAGCTTGGGGTAAGACTTTCATGGGTATTTGTCTAGCCAAAAAGCTGGGACAGAAAACCTTGGTAGTAGTGCATAATACTGGTCTGAGAGATCAGTGGGTACAAGAAATACAGAAGCTTCTAGGCTTTACTCCAGGTATCATAGGAAGCGGGAAGTTCAACATATCAACTCCAATAGTTGTTGGTAATACCCAGACTCTATATAATGTTATACCACAAATATCTAAGGAGTTCGGTACTTTAATAGTAGACGAAGTACATCATACTCCGGCTAATACATTTCATAAAATAATTGATGCTAGTCATGCTAAGTACAGAATAGGTCTTTCTGGTACTCTTACTAGAAAAGATGGGAAGCATGTAATTATTCAAGATTTCTTTGGGCATGAATTATATCAACCACCACGGGAGAATATACTTAAACCTAAAGTACATGTTATTAAGTCTGATATTCACTTTCCCGATGGGCCAGTACCATGGGCTATAAAAAGTAATGAGTTAGCTGCTAGTCCAGACTACCAAGAATTAGTTACTACATTGGCTAAGTTTTATGCCTCTAAAGGATATAAAGTATTAGTAGTATCTGACCGAATAAAATTGCTTACAATTTGTGCTGATATGTATGGAGAGAAGGCCCTAACAGTTATTAGCAGTACTGACAACTCAATTAGAATAGCTTTACAAAAACAACTAGACGCTGGTATAGAAACCCTATTTGCTACTCAGCAAATTTTCTCTGAGGGAATATCAGTTAATGAACTTGGTGTTCTAATACTGGCCTCTCCTGTAAATAATGAGCCTCTACTTGAGCAGCTAATCGGTAGGGTAACTAGAACATTTCCTGGTAAACAAACCCCCATTATAGTAGATATATGGTTGAAAGGTAATATTGTGAGAAATCAGTCTCAACAGCGACTTGGTCACTACATGAGACAAGGGTATGAGATTACCTACTTTTAAAAAATAGTTCTTGACGGCGTGATAGTTTTAGTATATAATATATGGTACTGTTTAATTGGAAAAAGATTTACGACTATACCAAAGGAAGTTCCTCTAAGATACTTTTAATCCTTGAGTATATCACATATAGACCAGTTCCATTAAATAAACAGGATCTTTTCTATAGTTTGGCCCAAATGAATTGGGGAGGTGATAGTTTTTTACTAAACCCAGAAGATTTGTTGACTGACCGTAGACATTCGATGAGAGAACGTGCACAGTATATAGGACTAGCCTCTTTTAGAAATACTGGTGAATATCTGGCGCACGGAATTATTACATTAGACTTAGCCAACTGTCCTGTTGGAAAAGACACTTTAAACAGAAATAGGCTACTTATAGTGGAGAATGGTAAAATACATTTTCACTGGGAAGAAGTCGCTAGGAGAAAAAAGAATGGTAGCATTTAACAAAGCAAAAGGTTCTGCACAGAAGTCTGGCGTTGACCAGTATCAAATGAAGAATGGTGATAATGCCGTTCGATTCGTTGGAGATATTCTAGCCCGTTATGTATACTGGATTGAGGGGGAGAATGGTAAGCAGATTCCTTTTGAATGTCTTGCTTATGACCGCGAGAAGGAGCAATTCCTTAATAAAGAAAAAGACTGGGTACGTGAATATTACCCTGATCTTAAGTGTACTTGGGCTTACGCTATTCAATGTATCGACCTGAGTGAGGATACCCCTAAAGTAGTAGTATTTAACCTAAAGAAAAAGCTTCTTGAGCAAATTAAAACTGCTGCTGAGGACCTTGGTGATCCGACCGATCCTGAAAACGGTTGGGGTATTTATTTCAAGAAAACCAAAACGGGGCCGCTAGCTTACAACGTAGAGTACTCTCTACAGGTTGCCAAGTGCATGAAGGATCAGCGTCCTCTTACTGACGCAGAGCGAGCGGCTGTAGCAGCAGCTAAGCCTATTGATGAAATGCTACCTCGTCCTACTCCGGATTCTCAGAAAGAACTTCTGGAGCGGGTATCCAAGGGATCTACTGCTAACGTAGATACGGATACCATCGGTAATGAGTTTGACGTAAGTTGAAAACAATAATAGCCGGTTCTAGAAATATAACCGACTATAGCGTACTGGAGACGGCGATAGCTGCCTCCAGTTTTACTATTACAGAAGTAATATCGGGCGGGGCTCGCGGAGTAGATTCTCTAGGCGAATGGTTCGCCAATAAGAATAACCTTCCGCTAACCATCATGAATGCCGAGTGGGGCAAGTATGGTAAATCTGCCGGTATTCGTCGTAATGAAGAAATGGCTGAAGTTGGGGAGGCATTAATTGCCTTGTGGGATGGCGAAAGCCGCGGTACAGCACATATGATAAATTGTGCTAGAAGAAAAGGATTAGAGGTATTTGTATGGCAGGTGGAGCAGTAGGTAAAGTAAAAGAAACTTTGGGTTGGGATAACGCCACCAAAGTTGGTAAAGTGTTAATGTTTTTCGGTGTTCTATTTTTCCTAGGCATCGGCATTACCGCTATTGTTTAATATAGAGTCCGAGCCGGGCTACGGCCCCGCTCGGCTTTTTTATGGGTAAAAAATGATACTATTTTCAGCAGATATTCACATTAAACTGGGACAAAAGAATGTTCCGGTGGAATGGGCTAAAGCTAGGTATCATGGGCTTTTTGAGCAATTACATGAGCTTTCCAAAGGTGTAGAGTTACATATCATTGGTGGAGACTTGTTTGACAGAATTCCCACGATCGAAGAGCTTGAACTATACTTCCACTTTGTTGCAGGTTGCCGGGTCCCAACGCTTGTGTACGACGGTAACCATGAAGCCACAAAGAAAGGCCAAACTTTTCTTAGTAAACTAAAAGATGTAACAAACGCACTTAATAAACTTGTTACAGTAGTCGATGAAGCCTACGAAGATAGCAGAGGTTTTAGTATTCTACCTTATTGCGACCTGCATAAGAAGAACTCTATCGAAATGTTAAATTCGAACCTCCCTCTGTTTACTCACGTTAGAGGAGAAATTCCACCTCACGTTACACCAGAGGTAGATCTAGCTAGATTTGAGAAGTTTCCTATAGTTTTTGCCGGTGACCTGCATTCTCATACTAACTGTCAGCGCAATATAGTTTACCCAGGTAGCCCGCTTACTACTTCATTTCATAGAACTCCTGTCGAGACAGGGGTAGTAGTAATTCAAAAAGATTGGGACTGGTACTGGGAAAGATTAAGCCTTCCGCAGCTTATTAGAAAGACAGTTAGATCTACTACGGAGATGGTTCCCGGGGTATACGACCATGTAATTTACGAGGTAGAGGGCGACTTAGCAGAACTTGCTTCAGTCAAGAACTCAGAGCTTCTTGATAAAAAAGTAGTAAAGCGAAGCGCAGATACCACCCTAATTCTTGGAAAAGAAATGACCGTAGCGGAAGAGCTAAGTGAGTATTTAACTTATATACTAGAGCTTCCAGAAGAAAAAGTTTCAGAGATTGTGAGCACATTCCATGATAACACTAAAAACATTGAAGTGGGATAACTGCTTTAGTTATGGGGCTGGTAATAGTTTAGACCTAGATACTAGCACCCTTACCCAGGTACTGGGTACCAACGGAGTAGGAAAATCCTCCATACCAGTTATATTGGAAGAAGTTCTATATAATAAAAACTCCCGCGGGATCAAGAAGGCAGATATCCCTAATAGAAATATAGGGAAGGGATATAACATATATCTTGAGTTTAGCAAAGACGAAGAGATATATGAAGTTTACGTTGAGCGCGCCTCTACTATCAAAGTAAAGTTACTAAAGAATGGTGAGGATATCTCTAGCCATACGGCTACAAATACTTATAAGACTCTACAGGACATTATAGGTATTGACTTTAAGACTTTTTCGCAGGTAGTGTATCAAAATACAAATGCTAGTCTCCAGTTCCTAACTGCAACTGACACTAACCGCAAAAAGTTCTTGATTGATCTTTTAAATCTAGATAACTACATTCAATACTTTGAAGTATTTAAAGCTGCAGCTAAAGATACTGGAGACAATGTAAGCCGTATTCAAGGTCAGCTCGATACAGTACAAAAATGGTTGGAAACTAATAAACTGACTAGTACTGAGGTACTGCCTGAAGTAAAAATTCCTTCTCAGCCGGAAAATGCTGAGAAAGAATTGGCTTCTCTGACGGCCGAAATTAAAAATATCTCTCAAAAAAATAAAAAAATTCAACAGAATAACGGATATAAAAAGCTACTAAGTGCCATTGATATCCATAGTTTGCAGAATAGCCCGTATAAAGAAGTACTAGAGTATGATGATCTACAGGAAGAACTTGGACAGGCAAAAGCTAAGGTAGCCTCTGCTAATGCGACTATTAAGAAGATGCAGGGACTAGGACATGAATGTCACACCTGTGGACAAGAAATAGCCCCTAGCTTTAAAGACTCTCTAGTATCGAAAGAGCTAGATATAGTGCTAGAGAACCAAGATATTATCAAAAGCCTTAGTGAAAGAATTGCTGCTATTCAGGAAAATAATACTAAGGTAAGAGAAGTAAAGAAAAAGATAGAAGAGTGGGAAAGCCTATTTTCTAGTATTGATAATACTCTTGGCTCTGAGCTGCTTGATGAGGCAGTACTGAAAGAGAAGATCGCAAGCCTTGAAAAAGAAATAGCAGATGTACGCAAACAGATTGATGCAGCTATACAGAAGAATCAAAAAGCCGCCGCCCATAACACTAGAATACAGGTTATACTGGAGCAGGCTAGAGATTTCGAGGCTAAGTTAGCAGAGTACTCGCAGCATCTAGCCGAAGAAGAGGCTAAATTAAGTAACCTTGAGATACTTAAAAAAGCTTTCTCTACTAATGGGTTAGTTGCGTACAAGATTGAAAACCTAGTAAAGGAACTAGAGGAACTGACAAATAAATACCTGGCAGAGCTATCTGATGGTAGATTCACTCTAGGGTTTGTAGTTTCTAACGATAAACTTAATGTTGAAGTAACCGATAATGGAAAAGAAGTAGATATTCTATCTCTTTCTAGTGGCGAGCTAGCCAGAGTCAATACTTCTACATTATTAGCAATAAGACGTCTAATGAGTAGCATTTCTCATTCTAAGATTAATGTACTCTTCCTAGACGAAGTAATTAATGTGCTTGACGACCAAGGAAAGGAAAAACTAGTAGAAGTTCTACTGGATGAGGAGGATTTAAACACCTACCTGGTTTCCCATGGCTGGACGCATCCTCTACTTGATAAAATCGAGGTCATAAAGCAAGGACAGATAAGTCGATTAGAGGTATAAATGGTTGACTCTAAAGCCAAAGGCGATAGAGGGGAGTATTTAGTTAGAGACCTATTAAGAGAGTATACTGGGCTTAAATTTGAAAGGGTTCCCGCTTCGGGAGCCCTATCTTATTTGAAGGGTGACCTTTATGTGCCAGGTAAGACTAATAGGTTTTGTATAGAAGTTAAAAACTATGAGCAATCTCCCCTTAATGACAAAATATTCACTAATAAATCAAATTACTTATTAAAGTGGTGGGAGAAGATTTCTACTCAAGCAGAACAGCAAGAGCAACTTCCACTATTGTTTTTTAAATACACTAGATCAAAGGTATATGTGGTGACAGACATAGAACCTGTAAATCTAACCCGATATATGAAGTTAGCTTGGCTTAACTGCAATGTGGCCTTAGCAGAAGAGTGGCTTACAGAGGAAAAAGTGGAGTTTCTAGTATGAAATTTGTAGAGCCTAATGAGCCACGCCCAGTTAGTAATTTAATGGTTGTAGACGCCATTAACTTAGCTTTCCGCTGGAAACATATGGGAAAGCACGACTTTGAGTATGACTATATACGAACAGTAGAGTCCTTAGCTAAGTCTTATAACTGTGGGAAGATTATAATTACCGCTGACTTAAAAGGTAGTAGTTACAGAAAGAACCTACTTCCTACCTATAAAGACAACAGAAAAGAAAAGTTTGCAAATCAGACAGAGGCAGAAAAGAGAGAAGCCGACCTATTCTTCAAGGAATACGAAAGAACATTAGAAGCTTTATCGAAAAAGTTCCTAGTTCTACGATACGCTGGAGTAGAGGCTGACGATCTAGCCGCTTGGATCGCTAAAAATGCTGAAGTAGAAAATATTTGGCTTATATCTAGTGACCGAGACTGGGACTTACTAGTAAATGAAAAAACTTCTAGATTCTCATATGTTACTAGAAAGGAAACTACCCTACTTAATTGGGAAGAGCATTACGAGTTTACACCGGAGGAATATGTTTCTGTTAAGTGCCTTATGGGCGATCCAGGTGATAATGTTCCTGGTATTCCTGGCGTGGGCCCAAAAAGAGCCATCGAGCTGATAAGAACTTACGGTTCTGCGCTAAATATATATGATGCCTGCCCTATTGATAGCAAGTACAAGTATATACAATCACTGAACGAGAATTACGAACAAATTCTAATTAATTACGAGCTTATGGACCTGTACGCATTTCATGAAGATGCAATAGGGGAAGAGAATCTTTCAGATTTAGAAAGAGTCTTTACGGAGTATATGAATGAAAATTGATCTTAGTCGAGACAAACTATTATCTGAGTTTGGTATCAAAACACTAGAGGATAGATATCTAGTTGCAGGAGAAACCTCTCCACAGCACGCATTTGCTAGAGCAGCAAAGACTTTTGCTGATAATGATGCCCATGCTCAACGACTTTATGACTATGCAAGCAAGCTATGGTTTATGTTTGCTACCCCTGTTCTATCTAACGGTGGAACTAGCCGTGGCCTACCTATTAGCTGTTTTCTAAACTATGTGCCAGATAGCCGAGGAGGTATTACTGACCACTACACTGAGAATGCATGGCTATCTTCAGTTGGTGGGGGAATTGGGGGATATTGGGGTACTCTTAGAAGTGTTGGGTCTAAGACCAGTCATGGTAGTGAATCAACTGGTGTTATTCCATTCCTAAAGGTAGTGGATGCCGAGATGCTGGCATTCTCTCAGGGCGTTACTCGTCGTGGGTCTTACGCAGCTTACCTTGACATTAGTCATCCTGAAATCGAGGAGTTTCTAGATGTTCGTAAACCTACTGGCGGTGATATTAATAGAAAATCTATTAACCTGCATCACGGCGTAGTTATTAGCGATGCCTTTATGGAGCTAATTGAAAAGGCAACTATGATCCCAGGCTTTGACGATAGCTGGCCTCTAATTGATCCACACTCTGGAGAAGTTAAAAAAGTAATCCCCGCTAAGACTCTGTGGGTAAAACTTATTCAGAATAGAATGGAAACCGGTGAGCCATACATTATGTTTGGGGACACCGTTAATAGAGCTTTACCAGAGTTCCAGAAAGCCAAAGGTCTAAAGGTACACCAGTCTAACTTATGTAGTGAGATCACTCTACCAACTAATGAGGCTCGTACCGCAGTATGTTGTCTCTCTAGTATCAATGCTGAAGAGTTCGATGCTTGGAAAGACGATCCAAACTTCATTCCTGACCTAGTTAGAATGTTAGATAACGTTTTAACGTATTTTATTGAGAATGCACCTAGCGCTCTTGAGAAAGCTAAGTACAGTGCTATGATGGAAAGAAGTATTGGGCTTGGTGTTATGGGATTCCATGCGTACCTTCAGAGACACAATATTCCATTTGAAAGTGCGATGGCTAAAAGTATTAATATGCGCCTGTTTAAGCATATTAAAACCGAAGCCGATAAAGCCACTAGAGCACTAGCAGAAGAGCGTGGCCCATGCCCGGATGACACCACGGGTACAGTTAGAAACGCACATCTTCTGGCTATCGCGCCGAATGCATCTAGCAGTATTATCTGTGGCAATACGAGCCCCTCTATTGAGCCTTACAGAAGTAATGCCTTTGTTCAAAAGACAAAGACTGGGTCCAGCCTGCTTAAGAATGAGTATCTGGAAGTAGTTCTGGACGAGCTTGGACAAAATACTGACGAAGTATGGAAATCTATTATCATTAATGATGGTAGTGTGCAACACCTTGATTTCCTTGATGAATATACCAAGGGCGTATTTAAGACAGCCCCGGAGATAGATCAGCGTTGGCTAGTAGACTTCGCAGCAGATAGACAAGAATACATTTGTCAGTCTCAGTCCCTTAACCTATTCTTCCCACCAACTGTATCTAAACAAGAACTACATAATGTTCATCTTAGAGCATGGAAGAAAGGAGTAAAAACTCTATACTACCTACGAAGTGAGGCAATCAAGAGAGCTGAAAAGGTATCTGATGAGAAGTTACGGGAGTATATCTTCGACTTCAATAATGAAAACGATTGCTTATCATGCGAAGGCTAGAGAGAATAAGGAGAAGGCAAATGAGCAGTTGTACAGATGATCCACTAAAGAAATGCAAAAAATGTAAATGCGATGAGTGCCCAGTTTGCCTGGGCACCGGCAAAGAACTAGTAGTAACTGAAGATAATATAAACAATAGAAAAATGTATGCCACTGTGGTATGCTCTAAGTGCAAAGGTAGAAAAGGAGCGAGTGATGAGCCTACTTTCTGAACAAATAGCTAAGCTGCCTTTTTCTTCTAGAGAAATTATAGTCGGAAAGCTTTCTATAGTAGCCTCCTCACTATTAGTAATGCTTGTGGAGAACGAAACTATAATAGAAACAGCAAGGGTATTAGGGATTAATAGGAAGACTCTAGAGTGTAGTATTAGTGCAAATCTACCAGAACTAGTACCAAGTAAAGGCCAAAAAGCTAAATTTAGAGTCCTTGCTTTAATAGGTCTAAAAGACTGTACTGAATGTAAGCAATTTCTTCCTTATACTAATTTTTCGATTAATAATGACCAAAAATCTGGTTTAGCGCCTAAGTGTAAGGAATGTGAAAAGATAGTACGAAAACTTTATAGAGAAGGGAACTATGGAGCAGTTCGTAACTATGAACTAAAATATCGTAGTAGTGACAAAGCAAAAGTAACCAGAGCTGTAAATGAAGCAACTAGAAGAGCGACCAAGAAACAATCGACGCCAGTATGGTATAACGAGTTAGATGAGTTAGTTCTAGAAGAGATTTACTCCCTATCTAAGGAAAGAGAAAGAGCTACTGGTATTACGTATCATGTGGATCATATAGTACCACTTAACGGAAAAGACGTATGTGGTCTACACTGGTATCAAAATTGGCGACTTATACCCGCTAAAGAAAACATAAGAAAAAGCAATAAACTTATGGAGGAATTACTATGAGTCTACTAAAAGAAAGAAGCTACTACAAACCTTTTCAATACCCTTGGGCATTCGAAGCCTATAGGCTACAGCAACAAATGCACTGGCTGCCCCAAGAAGTACCTGTAGCTGATGACCTAAAAGATTACCGAGAAAAACTAAATGAAGATAGTAGACAGCTATTAACTCAAATATTTAGATTTTTTACACAGGCAGACACTGACGTATGTTGTGGGTATGCAAAGCATTACTTACCTACTTTCCAGCCACCGGAAGTAAGAATGATGCTTGCTGCTTTCGCTAATATGGAAGCTATCCACCAAGAGGCATATTCACTATTATTAGAGACTCTTGGTTTTGGCGACGACGAGTACCAAATGTTTATGCAGATTAAAGCTATGGCGGACAAGCATGAGTACTTAAGCGATTTCGGTATGGAAACAAAACTAGATATAGCTAAGACCTTAGCTGTGTATAGTGGTTTTACGGAGGGCGTTCAGTTATTTTCATCTTTTGCTATTCTACTAAACTACCCTAGACATAATCTTATGAAAAATATGGGTCAAATAGTAACCTTTAGTATTAGAGATGAGTCCCTACATGTAGAAAGCATGAGCAGACTGTTTAGAACCTTTGTTCAAGAGAATCCCGAAATATGGACCGATGAACTTAAGTACGAAGTCTATTGTGCGGCTGAGCGAGTAATTGAGCTGGAAGATGCTTTCATTGATACGGCCTTCGGTACTTGTGAAATTCCAGATCTGACTAAAGAGCAAGTCAAGGAATACATCCGATATATTGCTGATAGGAGACTTTTAGGTCTAGGTATGAAGAAGATTT